CTCGAGTGCCTAAAGCGGGCGAGACGATACTTACTGCACAGAAGATCAAGAAGATAGATACCATCGAGTGAGCTTTTAGCCCAGGGACAGGATAGTTATATTCGGCTTTAAAGTCGGAGTAATGATGGCAGAGACAACTTTTCGGTCACCCGGGTTCTTCGAGCAAGAGATTGATCTAACATCTCCAGCGGCACCGGGTGTGACTGGCGTTCCAGTCGGTGTGATTGGAACAGCTGAAATTGGCCCAGCGTTCGTCCCAGTGACGGTTGGTAATGCCAGCCAGCTGCAGCAGGTCTTTGGTGCACCTCGTGCATCTGACGTTGGCTTACAGGGTGCAAGCCAGTATTTAGAGAACGGAACGGCATTGACATTCGTGAGAGTGCTCGGTTGCGGTGCAAATTCTACAACGACAGATTTTACCACAACAACAACGCAAGGCACCGCAAAAAATGCGGGGTTTATCATCAAGGGCACAACGCCAGCAGGCGGAACTGACGCACGGCACAAGGGCGCCGTGCAATACATTACAGCAAAGCACTGGGTGTCATCATCTGCTGATGTTGGATTTCCTATTTTTACTGATAACAACAGCTTTAGTGTGTCAACAGGCGACAGCTTCGTGCATCTTGTGCGCGGCATGGTCATGCTCGCATCGGGCACGCGTATGCAAATTCTAGATCACAATCAGGCGTATTCACCTGCAAATACTTCTGACGATGCAGCAACAATTGGTGGAACTTTAGGCGCAAATCTTTACCGCAAGTTTAAGCTAGTCATCTCAAGCTCTGCGCAGGCATACGCATCAAGCGATGGTCAGTCATGTGTTAGAGTACTGACAGCATCACTTGATCCAGCGGATCCAGCATATATTAGAAATATTTTGAACACCGATCCTGCACGTTTTGAGATCGAAGAGCACTTGCTCTATGCAGATTTCCCAGTTGAATCTGAGGTTGCTATTGTCTCAACGGACACGGGCGCTGTTGCTGTAATCTCAGGATCAGCAAGCACATCGTCAACATCAGGAGACACAGCACAATCTTTCAGAGATGCATTCGGTAGATTTGATACCAGATATTCATCTGCCAAGACGACAAACTTTATCTCTCAGCCATACGGATCTAGCGAGTATGACCTCTTCTACTTTGAAACTTTAAATGACGGTGCAAATACGTCACAAAAATACAAAGTTTCAATCAGCACTCTTGCGAAGTCAAATGACCCAGCAAATCCATACGGCACATTTACAGTGCAGGTCAGAGATTTCTACGATACCGACAAGAATCCCGTCATTCTTGAGCAGTATCCTAACTGTACAATCAATCCAGATGACGATGATTACATCGCAAAGCGGATTGGTGATCAAAAGTCGTTCTTCAACTTTGACGCGCTAACAGCTGAAGAGCGCAAAGCATACACATCTGGAACGCGTAGAAATGTGTCAGCATATGTCAGAGTAGTGATGACCTCCAACGTAGAACAGAAACGCGTCCCAGCCGATGCGCTTCCGTTTGGGTTCAGAGGTTTGCCTGTCGTGAAGACGACAGACACTTTGACTGATGGGATAACGGGGCTTGCAGGATTTGGAACATCAAACGCGCGTCGTCTTGCAGGTGTATTTGGAACTGACAGCTTAACAGCCCACACAGGATCAATCCTGCCGCCCGTTCCGCTCCGCTTCAAAGTGACGACAAACGCAGTTGATTCTGCGGGCGGATTTGTTGGTAAACCCGGTGGCCTCGAGATCACAGACGCATCTTACTACTGGGGTATCAAGTCAGAGACAGTTCCTTCTACGGGAAGCGTCAGCAACGCAATACTTCGATCCAACGACAGTTCAACATTCAACGGCTTGCTGGAATCTTACAGTAAGCTGTTAGGAATACAGAAGCTTGATGTTGTTGTGACAGGATCAGCATCAGATGCTTTCTCCAACAATAAGTTTACACTTGCTCGCGTGGCATTGAACAACTCATTGAACGGGCGCACTCTTGTGAATGCATTGTCTGATATAACAGGCACTGCCGAACAGCACATGCTTGAGACGGCGTACATTAGAAACGGCACGGTCAACCCAACGAACTACACAGTTACTCCTACGGGCGAAGGCAACCGACTCACATTTGCGTCTCTCTATGCAGTCACTTCATCAATTTACTTCAATAAATTTACAAATTATGCCAAATTCACAAACATCTTTACAGGTGGATTTGATGGCCTGAACATTCTCGACGCTGATATGGGTAAAATGAATGACAGAGCCATGTCATCAGAGACGGGTGGAAAAGCTGTCGCATCTGTCGACATCGGCCTGAATACCTCATACACACCAGGCGCAGGAACTAACAATAGCATCGTGACTGCGTTTAGAACGGCTGCAGAAATTCTAACAAATAGATACGCCTCGGGTATCAATGTGCTTGCTGCGCCAGGTGCACGCGATTCTTCAATCACTAATTACATTGCGTCGCTTGTGCAAAATTACGGTTTCGCAATCTACCTGATGGATATTCCTGGCTACGATTACAACGGCACACGCCTTTTTGATGACAGCTCAAGCCGCCCAGATGTGCAGCAGACAGGCAACAAATTTGCAAGTAGAAGAATCAACAACAACTTTACTGCAGTTTATTTCCCAGACGTATCGATGCAAGATCGTGGGGGTTCGTCGCGCAAGATCAAAGCTCCCGCATCAGTTGCAGCTCTTGCAGCAATCGGTTACAACGATGCCGTATCACATCCCTGGTACGCCCCCGCAGGATTCAATCGTGGCGCACTAAACTTCGTAACATCAACTGCTGTGAGATTGAACTCAAATGATCGTGATTTCTTATATGACAATCGCGTCAATCCCATCACATCGTTCCCAGGCACAGGTTATGTGATCTTTGGACAAAAGACGCTGCAAGTTGGAAAATCTGCCCTTGATCGTGTCAATGTGCGACGTCTTGTCAATGAAGTAAAACGTGTTGTCAGCAACATTGCATCAAACTTCTTGTTTGAACAGAATAATGCAGCAACAAGAGCAGCATTTGTCGCGCAGGTTAATCCTGCTCTCGCTCTTGTGCAAGCACAGCAGGGTATCGAAGGATTCCGTGTTGTTGTTGATGATACAAATAACACGCAGGCCGACGTGCTTGCTAATCGTTTGAACGGACGAGTAATTGTTATTCCGACCCGCGCAGTTGAATATGTCTCCATTGACTTCATTGTGACTGATAACGGCGCAAGCTTTGTGTGATTGATAGTTAAGGATAAGAGAGGTTAACAAATGATCCCAGGCGTTTACTCAGGCGAAGTTGATCTAACAGGTGTATCAACAACTGCACCATCAGGCCCATCGGCAGGCATTATCGGAACCGCACAGTCGGGGCCTGCCTTTGTGCCCGTAAGCGTGGGTTCTCTTAGCGATTTTAATCGAGTGTTCGGTGAGTCAACAAGCACAAATTATGCTGCAATTGCAGGTCAGCAATACTTTGCAAATGCTGCTTCACCCTCGTCGGTTACGTTTCTACGCACTTTAGGCGCAGGTAACGGCCTGCAGAGAAGCACATCAACGGGTCAAGTTACTAATGCAGGCTTTGTCGTAGGCGATAAGCAGGTGCAAGTTAACGGCAATGTGGGAAGGAACACTTATGCCGTCGATAACGGCGTTCCAGGAAGAACATTCTTCTTGGGTTGTTATATGTCAGAGAGCGCAGGATCAACTATCTTCTCTGATGCGGGTATACAGGCAGGCACTAACGCGCACCCTATCCTACGTGCTGTCATTCTTGCGCCATCAGGTGTAACTCTTACACTATCAGGCAATTTCAACGTAAGCAACGCACCTTCTGTGACTGCAGCAACTGCAGGAGGACCAAACGGCGCGCTGACAGGATCAGTCAATACTGCAGATTCGACATTCGTAATGCTCCTGAATGGTTACACAGGCACAGTAAACTCAATCACAGCCTCGTTTGATGTTGCAAATCCTAATCATTTTGCGCAAAACGCAAGCATCAATCGTGATCCAACCAAACTCGAAGAGATGGGTCACTTGCTTTACGCATACTATGATGTGCCTGCATCGCTCGCCGTTGTGACAGGATCAGGTATCCTTGATGCAGCATCGGCACGTATTTATGCGGGCCTCGAGGATGCCGCATTCATCACAACAGGTTCGCTGGGGCGTGATGCTAGCTCATCAACAACGCCCAATTATGAAAACTTTAGAGATCGTTTCACACACCCCAAGACACCCTTTGTTGTATCTCAAGATTTTGGTGGCACTAAATACGACCTGTTTAGAATTCACACCATCGGTGATGGTGCATACAACAACACGCGCTTTGTTTTCTCAATTGAGAACATTGTGCCAGGAGTTGATAATGACACATACGGCACGTTCGATCTCGTGTTATACAGCTATCCTGTCGGTCAAGTATTCAATCTTACACCCGTCGGCGGTGTAGATTTCACAGGGCTAACACTTGATCCCGATTCTCCCAATTACGTTGCTGCAAGAATTGGAGATCAGAACACATACTTTGATTTTGATAAGGGAGTGACGTCGCAAAAGATCGTTACAGATGGCGATTATCCTGTCACAAATCCCTACATTCGTGTCCAAATGTCAGACACATTCTTGGCAGGTGAAGTTCCAGTTGCAGCACTTCCCATCGGTCACAGAGGTTATGGTCACTTGGTGACATCAGGCAGCCAGCTTCTGACTAATTTGTCTGACACAGCACGCTTTGCTGCAGGACAGACAGACGTGTTGAAGCGCGTCATTGAGCCACCCATTCCATATCGAAAGAATATTGCGAATGGCGGTGTAGTTGATACATCCCTATATTGGGGTATCCAGTTCACAGACGTTCCTAGTGTGTCTGATCTTAATTCGACGACATCAAAGCTTGCCTATGTCGATAGTCACACTAAGTTCTTCCCATCATTTGCTCCCGCCAATATGAACTTCTTCGTTGACAATAATCCCGGCGTTGCGACTACAAACGGCAATGTAAGAGATGTTGATCTCTTCAACAATAACTTCTTCTCGCTCGAGAGAATTAAAGTTGTCACAGGATCGTCCGCCATCAATAATCGCGCAGACAGCACACAGTGGGCAAACGCATCGTATGTCAGAAATGGCAATATCTCCGTCAATGATGTAGCAAAGACCCGCGCTTTCCAGGTTGACGACCTGAGAGAAACTGGTAATCGTCAATTTGCTGCGTTCCTCTTCATTACACAAGGCGGATTTGACGGCGTCAACATCTTCAACGCCGACAAAACAGCGCTCACAAATGACGCAGTC